CGTGGATAGGGTATATGTTTGTGGTTTTTATCAGTGATTATTCCTAAGTAGTGTATTTTTCTCTTGCAAAACAATAATTCCATTTGCGTTAAATAATTTGTTGTTGTAATCTCTTTATGTGTTGAGATTGCTATATGTTGCGAACTCAAGTGCGCGAATGGAGCTGTGTTAGATGGTTGGCGGAAGAAAGATTCATCCTAAAGATCAAAAATTCAAGAGAATAAGAGCATTAAGATGTTATGAGATGGTAAGGGAGATGCTTGCATGTGGGTATCCTGCACCATCGGTAGCTGATTTTATTAAGCAGCAGGGGGAGTACGATGGAGTATCTAAAAAATCCCTTGTTGTAATGCTTAATAGTTTCAGGACTGAATCAATACTACCATTAGATGTGCTCACCAATAGAATGCCTCATATAATTATAGAGGCTAAGAAGCAATACACAGACAAATTAGAAGAATTAAGAAGGATGGAGATACAGTATGAGGCAATGCTGTATAGGTTTGATCTTATTCATGCGCGTGAGAGGCACTTTGGTGTTGTAGATCCAGAGTCAAGGGCTTCTAATAGGGAGATAACGGATCTTCTTTTTAAGATGCACAAGATAAAGATGGATCTTGGTATTTCAGGTCAGAAGACTATTGGTTCAACTACTGTATCACCAGAGAGATTGGAAGAGATAAGGCAACGGTATGGCGATTCTGCGGCAAGGGCTATGGCTGATCCAGTATCTAGAATAAAGGTTTTGGCTATGATGAAATCTATTCAGGATGCTGTTACTTATGATGAAGAAAAAGAAATGGATGGAGAGGCTATAGATATAGAGAGTGAAGGAAATAGCACCAATAGCATGGAAATAGAATGATTGTAGTTGGAAGAAACGGAAGAAGAAAGTCTTTACCTACTAAAAAAGAAATACTGAGCAGGATGGACCATCTCAAGTCTGGTCTTACATCTGATGAAATAGCATTGGTAAGGGCTCTGGGTGAGGATTCGCTAGGTGATTCATCTATTGTTATGAACAACCTAATGGATCATATTTATCATACAACTCCTGTTTCTATGGAACAGTTTATTGAGGATCCGTATTATCTTGGAGACTCATGTAGCACCATATATCCAGAGGTAAAAAAGGATATCCTCGCCCTATTCAGTAGGCCATATAGAGAATTTATATCAACAGGTGGCCTGGGAATTGGTAAAACGTATAGCATGTCTGTCGCTATATGTAGAATATTATATGAGATGTCATGTTTGATATCGCCACAAAAAGCTTTTGGTTTGTCATCTGGATCAGAAATAACAATACCGCTTCTTTCTAAGAATTTAACACTTGCAAGGGAAATTATAAAATCTGCTGTGGATGCAAAGATAAAAGAATCACCTTATTTCATGACTCTTTTTACGCCTAAATTTGCAACTGATTATACGTTATTTCCAAATAACATACGAATGATTATCGGATCGTATGGATCGGACAGAATCACAGGTGGCACGGTTTTTGCGGCTGCACTTGATGAGACAAATTTTCCACCAAGGAGAAAGACTCAGCAGATAGCACAAGGTTTTGGACAAAAGCTAAGGGCCGAGCATTTTGATATAGTTGAAAAGGTTTATGAGTCATTAGTAAGGCGAATCAAGTCTAGGTTTCAGAGGGCTGGTGGAGGGTTTCCTGGTATGGTTATCCTTGCTTCTTCGGCTGCTACAGTTGAATCCTTTACGGAGAGAAAAATACGCAAATCTGTGAACGATCCTGATGTGTTCGTGAGAGATCATACTCAATGGACAGTCAAGCCAAAAGAAAATTTTTGCGGAGAGGTGTTTTGGGTCTTGTGCAGTACTTCTTCTATGAATTCAAGAATAATAAAAGACGAAGAGGTTGACTTAATAACTGATGAATATCTTGATGCAAATGATGCATTTGTTATGGATATACCGATTGAGTACAAGGAGGATTTTGAATCCAATATGGAGGAGGCATTGAGGGACTTGGCAGGGTTCTCAACGCAGGCTATTTCGTTATTTGTTCAGAGGCAGGGAGCTGTATATGAATGCATAGACGAATCAAGAAAACACCCGTTTAGCTGTTTGGAATATACTTCTGGAGCGAGGGGGCAATGGGATTGGGATACTCTTTGTATTCAAACGGAAAGAAAACTTCCCGGTGGATTTGTTGAGAAGGCATATAGGCCAAGGCGTAATCCGGAAGCATTTAGATGGTGTCATATAGACGTTGGTGTATCAGGGGATAGTTGTGGGTTTACGGTAGCTCATATAGAGAGATGGGTGGATGTAGTAAGAAGAGGATCTGACGGTGAGAAGCATGTAGATGTTGCACCATACTATGTTGTAGACGCAATGTTAAGGATCAATCCACCTCCAGGAGAACAGATATATTTACCTGATTTAAGAACAATGATTTATCAGTTTATGGAGAAGGGTTACAAGTTTATTGGGTTCTCTTGCGATACTTTTATGTGGGTAGAGTTCCATCAACAAATAAAAAGAAGGGGTATTACTCCTCATTTGATATCAGCTGATACGTCAACTGCACCATATGATGAATTGAAGTCAGCATTTTACGAGAACAGGATAGAAATATATGATTATGAGCCATTTACGTATGAGTTTCTACATCTTGAATACGATAGAATAGCTGGAAAGATCGACCATCCGCAAGCTGGCTCGAAAGATCTTGCAGATAGTGCATGTTGTTCAATTTATGGGTTGAAGGAGTCATCTAAAAGGATGCCATTAGAGGGTATGTCATTTGGAAAAGATACTGTAGTGCAATATGAAGATTCATGGGTAAGTGGGGGATTGGTACCTATGGATAAGGTAGACATGGAGGCTATAAGGGATGCTAGGAAGAGCAAGGAAAATGATTTTCTACCTATATTATTTGGAGATTGATTAAATTAAACTACTTTTACAAGTCAACTGAATATATTATTGGTTCATAACTGCGAACTCAAGTTCGCGATATGGTGATACAGGGTGATATTTAAATGGGTTTCTTAAATTCTGTTTCAGGATTTTTTAAAAGAGATAAAAATACTCAAATAGCTAAGCAAGCCAAGGGTATATCTGTTGCAGATCCAAATGTAAGGTTTGGCAATGGAATAGTTACTGGATCCGATGGTAATTCAATGGGCATGATGGGATTGTCTGCTGCATTGAACATGGATCAGGATCTTATGATGCGATACAGTGATTATGAGGGGATGGACGAATATCCAGAACTTCAAAATGGACTGGATATTTTCGCTGACGACTGTACCGTTACTGACAATATTAGGGGTAAAACCATATGGGCAGAATCAAAGGATAAGGTTATTAGGGATATAGTTGACGATCTTCTTCATAGGAGATTGAGAATAGAAGAGGACATTTGGTCAACTGTAAGATCTTTAGGAAAATACGGAAACTGCCTTCCGACTGGAACTAGGGTGTGGACAGAGCAGGGCATTGTGCCTATAGAAGACATAAAGATAGGTATGCGGGTTTTGGGATACAAGGATGGAAGGAGGGAATTGTTTTCCGTTATAGATACGTTTGACAATGGTGAGAAGGAAATATTTAAGATATCCACAAAGCACAGAGAACTATATGCCACCGCTGATCATCCAATATTAGTAAATAGGAATGGTAAGATGGAATGGGTTAGAGTTAGGGATTTAAGATTGGAGAGGTGGCCTAATGGTAATATTAATCAGTCTAAAACTGACAAGATTGTTATGGCAACAAAAGCCTATGATAATAACACCATTCCACCGTGGGATGAGTTGTTTGTAAAAAATGTTAAACCAAAGGAGAGATCCATAGGCGGAAATGTAATAAATGATTTTCATGTTCCGGAATTGATAGAGCCATGGATATGTCGGTTGTTGGGTTTTTTGTGGGGAGACGGATATGTTGCTTCGGAAAAAATGTCAATATCTAATAGTACATTTGGATATTCACGGGGTGTGTATGATGACAGAAATGATTATTATGATGGTTTACTAAGGAAATTATCTTTAAAGCCCAAATTTAACAGGGACAAGACCGCAACGTTGGTTCATTCTATTTTGTTTAAATGTTTTATGCTTTCGCTTGGGTGGTGTAACGGGGCATCCAAGAAGAGATTGCCAGCTTGGCTTAGTAAGTTACCGTGGGAGCATAGAAAGGCTTTTGTTGATGGATTCATGGACGCTGACGGATGGATTATGGATCTTCCTACATGGAAGCTAAAATGTTTTAATTTTGAAATAGCCAATATTGAATTGGCAAGGGACTTGAAAAACATAATAGATGGACTTGGATATAGATCTGGAAGGTTAGGAAGGAGGCATCGCAAGGTAGATAGTATAGCGGGAAGGAAAGTTTATAACACGCATGAAACGGCAAAATTAACGTTTTCGATGTATCGGTATGAAGATGATTTTGCATGCGAAAATGTACTGGATATATCTCCCGCTGGAAATTCCCATGTATATGACATTGAGGTCGATGACGATGCGCATAATTTTATAGCAGAAGGTGTGGTAGTGCATAACTGCTTTGCAGAATTAATAATGCTTCCTGGACAAGGTGTAGTGGGACTCAATCCTCTTCCTGTTGCGACCATGCGAAGAATTATAGATATGCGTGGATCCACTCTTGGATATATGCAGGACATGACTGGACAGTTTTCTTTTAGCATGGGAAATGTGAAGAATATAAAGGAACTGAAACAGGCATTGAGGGAGCGTCAGATTATATTTTTTGAACCATGGGAAATAGTACATTGGAGGCTAAGTAGTAAGCATATAAGGTCAATATATGGTATTTCGGTAATTGATGCGGCAAGGTGGATATTTAAGAGACTAGTAATGCTTGAAGACACCATGCTGCTTTATAGGCTAAGCCGCAGCCCAGGAAGGTACGCTTTTTATGTAGATACGGGAGATTTGCCTCCTAGTGAAGCCATGGCTCAGGTTAAGAAAGTAAAGCAATCTTATAAAAAGCGTACATTGCTTAATCCATCGACTGGACAGTTAGAATTCAGAAATAACCCAATGTGTTTATCGGGGTACACTGTTGTGAAATTGGAGGATGGAAGGCGTCTTTCTATTTTGGAAATAGTTGAGGAGTTTGAAGCTGGAAAAGTAAATGCTGTGTATTCATACGATATGGAATCCAAGAAAAGAAAGGTAATGCCTATTACTTGGGCTGGTAAAACACGAGATCATGCTGCTATGGTAAAGGTTACATTGCAGAATGGTAACAGTATTTATTGTACACCAGATCATGAGTTTCCATTGTTTGATGGTGGAAAGTGTAAGGCTCAAGATCTTAATGGAAAACGATTAGTTTCGTTAAACCTGGATCCTGAAATGGTATTTGATGTATGCGAATGGGGGCCTGCTGAGAAGACATACACATTGACAATTAATGGAACGCATACATTTGGATTGGATGCAGGGGTATTTACTTGTAATTCACCTGAAGAAGACATTTTCATTCCAACAAGAGGTGGGAAAGAATCAACACGAGTTGAGATTCTTTCTGGTCCTGATTGGAGTGTGAATGATGATCTTGAATATTTAAGGGATAAGCTTTTTACATCTATAAAAATACCAAGGGCTTATTATGGTGGTGATGCAGATGCTTCTCAAAGTCTTGCTCAAAAGGATGTTAGGTTTGCACGAACTTGTTTAAGGATTCAAAGAGAGTTTAGGAACGGTATAAGGCACATAGCAAGAGTGCATATGGCTTCTTTGGATATAGATCCTGATAGCACTGAGTGGGATACTCGTATGACTGCACCAAGCAGCATTCTTGAGTTACAACAGATTGAAACCATGAATGCTCAGGCTGGACTTATTAGTGCTCTTGAAAACAAATTGCCATTGGATTGGATGCTACAGAGGATTATGCATCTAAGCCAGGACGATGCTGCCACGATCATGCTTAAAAAAGATGATGAGGTGGCAAATAATGCAGAAGCACAGGCTAGACTAGCATTTGAGTTGCAGAAGAAGTATCCTGGTATTGATACGAGTCAACTTGGAGACCCCGGTGCATTACCAATGGGGCAAGGACAAGAAAAAGAACAACAGCCTGGTGATCAAAATAACCAGGGAGAAAATATCAATAAAAAAATAGATAATATTAATTTATTGATAAAAGAAAATATACAGTCACAGCGTCAAGTGGTAAAAAAGATAGAAGAGATGGGTCCTGTTGCAAAGTTATTTAGAAGGGCTTATCGAAGAGGAAGTAGTAAAAATGCCAGTAATCAAGGGAAGTTCGATTGAAAAAGCAAGAGTTGGAAGCCTAGAAAACAAAATCGAGGCTATCAATTCTATGGTTTCAGAAAAATACAAAGAAATTCCTTTTACTGTATTGGCTACATGTGAAGATAGGGCTGTTGTTTTATTGTCAGATGGAACGGTAAGGGATATTTTTTACACCATTAATGAAGACAATACATATGGTATTACATCTGATAGGGTAAACAAAAGTATTGATGTGATATCGGAAGACAGGGTTATAAATCATGTGTCTGAGCAGTTGAGTTATATTGTTAGCACCATGGTTAAAGATAAAGATCTATCGCGAACTCAAGTTCGTGAATTGCTTTCATTGGTTAACAAAGATGATCTTTATTGGCTTTCTGACGTTGACAATGTTTTTGAAGATATAACAAAAGAGTCAGAATGGATGAAGATGTACGACACAAATATAGAGAGAATTCGTACAAGTCTTTATGGGAATATTAGGGCAATAGAGGCTAACGTTCCAAAGATTAAATATTCATCGATACCAAAAAACAAGATTGGTGACTTTTACGGAGAAGTTACGGAGTCTATGTGTATTGTTAAGGATTCTGTATGTAAAGTTTCGGAAAGCTGCAATGGTATACAGTTTAAAGATAAAGAAGAGTTTTTAGGTAGTATTCGCGATTCGTTGATTGCTGAGGCGCAGAGCATTGGTGCCCTGCTTGGTAAGGCCGAGAAATTGTATAGGCAAGATGGTTTGCCGTTACTCGCGAATATTCACGATAAATTGGCCGACCGAGTTAGGGTAATGGCTGTAATGTCCGAATATTTAAAAGATCGGGCAAAGCCAATCAACAAGGAGAATGACTAAAAATGGAAAAGAGATTTATCACTACTACGTTGGAAGAGGATCTTGCTACTCTTGGTATTTTGGACGAGTCCTGCAAGGGAAACAAAAACGAAGCGTGCAAAAAGAAAGCGGAAGCTGATAACTCTGATGGTGACTCTGAGGATGATTCAGAAGACGACACGGTAGATGATTCTGAGGACTCCGAAGGGGATGATTCGGAAGACGATTCTGAAGAAGACGACGATATGGAAGAAGCCAAGAAGAAACCTTCTAAAAAGCCGTTCGTAAAGATCAAGGCAGCCAAGGTAACAAAAGGGTCAAAGAAGACA